GGCATTTAATTATAATACTGCAAATAATATTGGAACAAGGTTTGGCACCAGCGTTTATCCATATGTCAATTCTGGATATTATTATAATTATAGAGCAAAGAACCCAATGACAATTTACAAGGGATCTTCTCCATATTTGTATCTCACAAGACATTCTGGATTAGAGATTCGTGGAAATTACGATTCATTGATTAATCGTGGAGTAGCAATTCCAATTAACTCTAACAAGTCTGCAGATTATGAGGTTATGGCCATGCAATCCTTAATTAGATTTAATTCAGATTTTTTTCCATATGCACCGACACAAATAATGCAGATTAATTCAAAGGGTAAAATAATAAAGTTTTACATGATTGCAAATCATCCAACGGGCAAAAGAGCAAAAATTTATGCGATTGATGGCAACACTGGATCTTTGTATGATGGAATTTCTTTTTACATAAATGGAAATGTTGTAAAAGAGCCAGTAATTAATGTTGGCGAATGGGCTATGTTGGGCATAGGATTTCCAAGCGTACTAAACTTTAATTTATACGCAGGATCAATAATGATTAATGGGCCTATTATTTTTGATGGACTTTCTTATTATCAAACAACAAGTTTACAAGAAATACAAAATGTTGTTAAAAGACCTTGGGGTAGGGTTAAGTTTGGTATAGATGATTTACTTGATTGGGAATACTGGAACGATTATTATTTATGGCAAGGAGTCTTGGTCCAGTCTTCTATTAGTTACTATGGGGTTAACCCATCAGATTTATACAAGGCGTATACTGGAACTAATAAAATAGTTTTTGATGACACAAGGCCTCTTAGTTTTAAAGACTACGAATATTCCCTATTTAAAGACGTAGAGTGGCAATCTCAGGTAATAGACGCAGTATAATATGGTATACTGGTGGTAATGAAAAGAGAGATTCCTGGCCAAATTGGCAAAACAAAAATTAAAGCAATCGACAAAATGTACGATTGGGGAATCTACGTATGGAAAAAACAAAGTGGGAAATGGTTTACAGATGGACAAGGTAATATTTTAAATATACCTTCTATGAAAGGCGATATTTCTAAGATAGCAGAACTAAAAAAGGCTGCAGCCTACTACGGAGAACCAGAAGGTGAGGCTATATTTTTTCCAGGACTAAACCGTGTTACTGACGAAGAGTATGAAGAACAAAGGCAAAGAATGCGTGAAGGATTAATCCCTAATCTTAATGACATGGGATCTGTCTATGATGCCAAACAAACTATTAAAAAATATGGAGCACAAGACTAATGAGCGATCAAGAATTTTTTATTAATGCAAGAATTGATAATCCAACAGATATACTTCAACAGTTTAAAGAACAAGATCCATTTAATAAATCTTGGAATGAATTAAAAAACTTAGTTGGCTTAGATAATAACTTTAAGCGTAGGGCAGGCAGACTTGCAGAAAAAGCAGTTGCTCCAGAAAATATAACGGGGTACTTAAATAATGCTAAAGCACAACCAACAGGTATAGACGGAGCACAATCAAAAGAGATTAATCCTGGTTCTGTATATAGAAATGCCTATGGTTTGTTTGATGTTATTACACCACCATGGAATCTTTATGAATTAGCAAACTATTACGATACTTCATTTGCTAACCATGCTTCTATTGATGCAAAGGTAGAAAATATTGTTGGTTTGGGTTATGACTTTGAAGTGTCTCCATCCACAATGCTTCGTCTTGAGTCTAATCAAGATAAAGAGCAAGTGGGAAGAGCAAGAAATAGAATTGAAAGAGCAAAAATTGAAATGCATAATTGGATTGAATCATTAAATGATAATGATTCATTCACAACAACAATGGTTAAAGTTTATACAGATATGCAGGCAACAGGAAATGGATATCTTGAAATTGGTAGAACAATTCGTGGTGAGATTGGTTATATAGGACACATTCCAGCAACCACAATGCGTGTTCGTCGTTTACGTGACGGGTATGTTCAAATCATAGGTCAAAAAGTTGTTTACTTCCGTAATTTTAAAGCAAAAAATCCTAACCCAATAACTGCTGATTCAAGGCCAAATGAAATTATTCACTTTAAACAATATTCGCCATTAAACACATTTTATGGTGTTCCAGACGTCTTGTCTGCAATGAATTCACTTCATGGAGATCAGTTAGCGTCACAATATAATATTGATTATTTTAGCAATAAAGCAGTTCCACGTTATGTTGTTACTCTTAAGGGTGCAAAACTTTCTGCTGATGCAGAAGACAAGATGTTTAGATTTCTTCAAACCAATCTAAAAGGGCAGTCGCATAGAACTCTGTATATTCCACTTCCTGGAGACACAGATACCAACAAAGTTGAGTTTAGCATGCAGCCAATAGAGAATGGCGTTCAAGAAGGTTCTTTTGAAAGATATCGCAAGCAAAATCGTGATGATATTTTAATTGCTCATCAAGTTCCTTTGTCAAAGATTGGCGGTGGAGATTCTGGTGGAATTGCAGCAGCACTTGCACAGGATCGAACCTTTAAAGAACAGGTGGCAAGACCTGCACAGAGAGAACTTGAAAAAACATTAAATAGAATTATTAAAGAAAAGACTGATATTTTAGTGCTTAAGTTTAATGAGTTAACCTTAACTGATGAAAATGTACAGTCTCAAATACTTGAAAGATATGTAAAGAATCAAGTTATGCTTCCAAATGAAGCAAGAAACATTCTCGGACTTCCACAACGGGAAGGAGGAGATGAGCCTTTCCAGCCAAAACCACAGGATACGGCAACTAGAGCACGGGACGGAGAAAGAATGAATAATCAATCCGATAGCACCGCAACAGTTGCTGGTAGAAATCCAAAAGGTGAGGGAAGATCTACTCAGTAGATATCCACAGTTTATTCACATTTTATTAACATTTGTGTAAAAAAGGCTCTATAATATATACTAGTATGACTATATCCAAAGCCCATTGGGATACCATTGGCGACTCAGTAAGACTTTCCCTTCCATTTGCGAAGGTTGATAAGGAGAGGCGTATCGTCTCAGGTTTTGCATCCCTTGATAACTTAGATAAGCAAGGTGATATTGTAACAGCAGAAGCATCAATGAAAGCATTTGCAGGTTTTCGTGGCAACATTCGTGAGATGCATCAACCACTTGCTGTTGGCAAGATGGTAAACTTTAAAGAAGATCGTTATTTTGATCCTACATCTAAAAAGTTTTATAACGGAGTTTTTGTATCTGCATATGTTTCAAAAGGTGCACAAGATACATGGGAAAAGGTTTTAGACGGCACGTTAACAGGATTTTCTATTGGTGGAAAAATGAACGAATGGGATGATGGCTATGATGAGAAATCTGATAGTCAAATTAGAATTATTAAAAATTATGATCTTGTAGAGTTGTCACTTGTTGACTCTCCAGCAAATCAATTTGCAAATATTATGCATGTTGAAAAAGTTGATGGTGTTGCTATTGTTAAAGGTCAAGATGTTGAATTAGAAAATGTTTTTTATGATGAGCAGTCTGGAATTGTCATGGTTTCAGATCAAGAATCTGCTGTAAGTCCAGTTACTGGCGATCAGATGAAAAATATAGGATTCGTTGAAAAAACGGATAATGAAAAAATGGATATAGTCAAATTCTTAGTTGATAGTGCTAAAGGCATGAATGCTTCTAAGATAACGGAGGAGGTAAATCCTATGTCAAAGAAAACAAAAACTGTTGAAGAAACAGTTGAAGTAACTAAGGCAGAAGAGATCGCTCCTGTTGCTGAAGAAACTCTAGCAGTTGAAACTGAAAAGGCTGATGAAGTTGTTGTAGAAACAACTGAAATTGTTGATACAGAAAAGGCTGCAGCATCACCTAAAGCGTCTAAAGAGGAAGAAGATTCCAAAGAAGATGCAAAAGAAGATGAAGAAGAGATGAAGGCAAAGAAGAAGTCAGATGAGGTAGTTGTTATTGATGCAATTGCTGAAATTAAAGAAACTATTACATCGGCCTTTAGCGATCTTTCAAATACTCTTAAGTCTTTGCAGGCTGAGGTAGAA